GTACTTTTCTTTCTTTCTGCACCAATTCTACCACCTTCCCCAGTCTTTTTAATCTGGGAAGAACCCATCACATCCTTATCATAAACTTCAGTGATAAATTGGGAGAAGGTTTTCATTTGGGGGTGGTGTTTGTCTCCTGTTATTTATTATACTAACACCCCAGAACCCACAATGGGGAACTGGGGTGCCACTTATTCAATCGTCCTGTTCTTCCTGTTGCTCTTCTTTATTGAGTCGTTCACCAGGTTTAGCAACCAAACCTGCCTCATAAAAGTATTTTACTCGCTCCCGACGTGCTTCAACTAGCATATCATATTGTTGCTGTTGATCTTTAGTGTATCGGAAATCTTGACGCCTCCAGGTGTCACGAAGTTCTTGAAGATGAGGCAGGACGTTTACAGTTTCAGTCATTGTTTTGTGTGGTTTCAGTAGTCGATGTTGCCGTTAAGATACTCTTTAATGTTAAACTCTTTTTGTTCTTCAATTAGATCTTCGAGTTCCTCTCCAATGGCATCAAAGTTTTCCATTTCTTCAATTTGGATTGTATCGAAGCAGTTCATAAGTTTTGTGCTTACAGTAATAAAACAGTTTGAAGGTGAGTAATAATCAGCAGGCAAGTTTTACTTTGGGAATCTCAACCTTTTCAGGATCTTTATCGTTGAACTCATTCATGTCATAACATACCCACTCATTGTTGCGGAAAATGTAAGCATATTCTTCATTGTTGTTTTTGTCCAGATACTCATCGAGTTTCATCAAACTAGGAGGGCAATCTTCACCACGGGCAGAATAATACTCGGGAGCATATTTCCCCCGAGGAAGTTTCTTACCCCAGATCTCATCTGCCCAGCAGGTTGACATATCACCACCGTCAATCAGATCTGCTACTTTCTCCTTCGTATTGAAGTGCGAAACAAGAATCCGACCCAACCACTGAGGATAACCATCCCAATGATGATAAACAGAAAGAATAGAATTGTCATTGAGTTGAATACCGATGCGTGCTCTGGTTCCCATTGTGTTGGTTGAGTGCTTACACTATAACGACACTTTGGAGGTGAGTAACTTTAATTACTTCTTTTTTCTTGCATTGCGAGTAGTGTTTCCAGTGGAATCCATGCGGGGTTTTCTTTTCCGAACTGCACTTGTACTTCGGTTATTGTTTTTTCTAGTTGACGATTCCACGTCTCTCTTGTATTTTTT